AATCTACCCGTCGAACTCAAGTTGTCGAGGGTGCAACCGAAGGAGTCTGAGAATGGCAACGTACACCGCTGGCGAACAAATCAACCGAGCATTGCGCTTGCTAGGTGTACTGGCTGAAGGTGAAACACCCTCGGCAGACATGTCAAATGACGCGCTAACTGCGCTCGATCAAATGATTGATTCATGGAACACCGAGCGACTGTCGGTGTTTTCCACACAAGATCAGATTTTTACTTGGCCTGCGGGTCAAATTACACGAACGCTTGGCCCATCTGGTAACTTTGTGGGCTTGCGCCCCGTGTTGCTAGACGATGCAACTTACTACCGTGACCCAGGCACAAACGTGTCGTTTGGTATTAAGTTTATCAATCAACAGCAGTATGACGGCATTGCGGTCAAGACCGTGACATCTACATACCCGCAAGTTATTTTTGTTAATAACACATACCCCAATTTCACCATGACGGTGTACCCGCAGCCCACACGGGACTTGGAATGGCACTTTATTTCGGTTGAAAAAATAAACCAGCCTGCTACGTTGGCAACACAAATGTTGTTTCCACCAGGTTATCTGCGGGCGTTTACCTACAATTTGGCGATGGAAATAGCGCCTGAGTATGGTGTTGAGCCAAGCCCGCAAGTGCAGCGCATTGCCATGACTAGCAAGCGCAATCTCAAGCGCATCAATAACCCAGATGATGTGATGTCGTTGCCCTATGCGATTGTGGCGACACGCCAGCGTTTCAACATTTACGCCGGTAACTACTGATGAAAACACCGATTCTGGGCGGCACTTATGTTGCGCGATCGGTAAATGCTGCCGATGCCCGCATGGTCAATCTTTTCCCCGAGGCTGTTCCCGAGGGTGGAAAAGAGCCAGCGTTTCTAAACCGCGCCCCTGGCTTAAAACTCCTTGCCAACATGGGCGATGGCCCAATTCGAGGGCTATGGCAATTTGGTGGTTATGGCTATGCCGTATCCGGCGAAGTGCTATACAGAATTGACACGCTTTGGAACACGTTTCCTATCGGCACAGTAGCTGGGTCTTCTGGCCCTGTCAGCATGTCGGACAACGGCACACAATTGTTTGTAGCTTGCGATGGCCCTAGTTTTATCTACAACAGCTTAACGCTTCAGTTTAAACAGATTGATGACCCAGATTTCCCCGGCGCTGTGACCGTGGGTTATTTGGATGGCTATTTTGTGTTCAATGAACCCAATAGCCAGCGTTTGTGGATCACCAGCTTGCAAGATGGTACATCCATTGACCCGCTTGATTTTGCAAGCGCTGAAGGCTCTCCAGACGGCTTAGTGTCGATTTTAATTGATCACCGAGAAGCGTGGCTATTTGGGACTAACTCAGTTGAAGTTTGGTATGACTCTGGTGCTGCCGATTTTCCATTAACGCCCGTCCAAGGCGCGTTTAACGAAGTTGGTTGCATTGCAGCATTTTCGGTTGCCAAACTGGACAACGGTATTTTTTGGCTAGGCGCTGATGCCCGTGGCCGTGGCATTGTTTACCGCGCCAATGGTTATACCGCCCAGCGCGTGTCTACTCACGCAGTTGAGTGGCAAATTCAGCAATACGGCAATTTGTCGGACGCGATTGCATACACTTATCAGCAAGACGGCCATTCGTTTTATGTGCTGATTTTCCCATCGGCTAATAGCACATGGGTGTTTGATGTTGCCACAAACTTGTGGCATGAACGGGCGGCATTTATTAACGGCTCATTTACCCGCCATCGCTCAAACTGCCAAATGTCGTTTAGCAACGAAGTTGTTGTTGGTGACCATGAACTTGGCAACATTTATGCTTTTGACTTAGAAGTATTTTCGGACGATGGGCAGCCTCAAAAATGGCTTCGTTCATGGCGGGCGTTGTCTACGGGCACAAACGATTTAAAACGTACCGCCCAGCATTCGCTTCAGCTTGATGCTGAAACTGGCGCAATTAACTCGGACGTTACAACACCTATTGTAATTATTGACATTTCAAACCCAAACGATGATTTGCTTACTGAAGGCGGCGATTTTCTTGTTTGGGAAACAACAGCTACTGATTCATTGCTGACTGAATCTGGCGACATTATTGTGCAAGAAAATGGCGATTCTATGTACTATGACGGTGCGCCATCAGTAGTAGGCGGCAAAATATTGATTGAAATGGGTTTGATAACAGCAACACCAATTGATCCACAAGTCATGCTTCGCTGGTCTGACGATGGCGGCCACACTTGGAGCAATAGTCACTGGCGGTCTATGGGCAAAACAGGTCAATGGGGCCGCCGTGTTATCTGGCGCAGATTGGGCATGACTTTAAAACTGCGCGATCGCGTGTACGAGGTATCAGGCACTGATCCAATTAAGATTGCCATTATGGGCGCTGAACTACAAATGAGTCCGACAAATGTCTGAGTCTTCAAACGTCACTAAAATTCCATCAGCGCGTGTTGCGCTGACTGATGCCAATACGGGATTGATTTCCCGTGAGTGGTTTAGGTTTTTAAACAACATTTACGTTGTGTCTGGCGGTTCAACTTTGGGCGTTGCTCAAATTTCAAACGGCGGCACTGGCGCTACTACGGCTGCTCAAGCCCGTGCAAATTTAGGCGTGGGCACTGGAAATGGCACTGTTACTGAAGTTCGAGGAATTGGTAATGTTAACGGCATTACATTGTCTGGGGTTGTTACAACCTCTGGTGAAATCATTCTTGGCGGCGCGTTATCAAACATTGTTATAAACGACCAGACAATAGGTCAACTGGACATTACTACCCGCGTTACTGGTGTGTTGCCTACGGCTAACGGCGGTTCGGGCATGGCTGTAACGACTATTGCCACCAAAGTTGCTGATTTTACGCTGGCCAACAATGAAGGCTGGGTTATTAACAACAAGTCTGGTTCAACTTGCACGGTTACGCTGCCTGCTGCATCGGCTTGGGGCGGCCGTTCTGTGACATTCAAAAACTTGCAAGCCCAGACTCTTGTATCGGCTTCTAGCAATGTTGCTCCAATTGGTAGCGCCACGCCAGGCACAGCAATCCTTCCGGCCACCGTGGGCGCATGGGCCACGCTAGTATCTGACGGCACAAACTGGGTAATCATGGCAGCATGATGACATTTGCGCCATCCTCAGTGACATACGGCAAAGGCTTTGCTGTTGCATTGTCTATGGCCAAAAAAGTCAAAGCGCTTGAAATTGAATTACTTAAGATGCCGCAGGCTGACATTGTGACAACCCACAGATTCTTGCCCGGCGTGTACGAACGGGCTATTACGATCCCCGCATGGACTGTGTTAACAGGGGCTGAACACAAAACTGCCTATCGTGTGCGCTTAGAAAAAGGCATAATTGCGGTAAATACGGATGATGGCGTTAAAGTTCTTACAGCGCCTTGTGAATTTGAAGCCAGTGCGGGAATGCAACGCGCTGGTCGGGTCTATGACGAAGAAGTGATTTGGGTTGACATTTACGATAACCCTGACAATTGCACAGACCTTGCGATTTTGGAAGACCGGCTGTATGTTGTTCCTGAGTACGGATTGGCTGATAGCCGAACCGATGCCCAAAAGGCGCAAATTGGTTATATGTTGTTCATGCGCCAATTAGGCACAACATACAGCAGCATTCAAACAGAGTTGATTGGGGATGGCATATTTGAGGCCGCTGCGCGTAAAATCAGCGCAAGCGATAGATTGTTGGTCAATTGCAAAGCGTCAATAAGTGCCAATTTTGGCGTTACGGCGTAAGGAGAAATATTATGGCAGGATTTGTAGCAGGCGCAGTACTCGTTGGTTCGATATATTCGGCCAACAAAGCATCAAAAGCTGCCTCAGCCGCAGCAGAAACTCAAGTTGCGGCGGCTGAGAAATCAGGCGACGTATCTTTGGAAATTGCTGAAAAGCAAATTGTTGCTCAAAAAGAAGCACTAGCGTTACAACTTGCCGCTGATAAAGACAACGTCGACAAACAACTTGCGGTTCAAAAAGACACGCTTGACAAAACTCTT